TTTTGACTATATACTGCTGGTACCCAGTTACCCGAAGGTAAATTTTGGTAGCCAGTAGCAAGTCCCATTGTAGCCATGTGTTAGCCTCCAATTATATTGTTAGTATTAAGGTTGGATTCTACCTTCTTTTATAGCATTGTCGATTTCTTTTTCATGCTTTGCATACTCACGAGTATTCATCTTAGCAATTTCAGCATTAGACCAAACTTTCTTTTTTGGTAACTCTGTCTCAGTAGCTTTAGCAGTTTTTGTTATAGCTTTAGCTGCCTCTTTCTTAACAGCTGTTTCCTGTTTTTTAGATAGTTTGCTAACACCTTTATCCATTTTATACAAATCAATAGCTCTTCCAGCTAATGACGCATTGGCTGTATTCTCATACAACCAACCCTGTATAACAGGATCTTGTCTAGCAGCCCATTCATGAAATTCGTCATTTGAACGAATATCTTTATAATCAGGATGTACTTGTAACAATTCTACTTCTGCTTTTTCCCTATTAATTTGTTCCTGCTGTACTTGAAGATTTTGGTATTTATCCTCCATCTCTTTTGCACGAGTATCTGCTTTGTTCATAGCAATGGTTTCAACCATATCATAAACATCAGGGTATTCCTTTCTCCAAGATTCTAATTCATCTTTAGATTTAGGTGGAACAAACTGCTTTGAGGATTGCTCAAGTTGAGTTCTTAAAGTATAAACTTCATCTTTATGCTTTCCAAGTGTAGAATCATAGTGTCTCTTCAAATCGTCATAACGTTTCTTAAAGACACGTTCTTCGGCATTTTCAGGGCGTTCAGTTGAAGGAGTTGCTTTACCATCTGAGCTTGCAATTTCTTCGGATGCTTCAGTGTCCTTTTGAACGGTTGCTGTTTCTGCTTTCTCTCTATGAAATTTCTCTAATTCACCTTTAGCAAATGCTTCAATTTCAGGATCACTTGCGTCATCATGTTTTTTATAAAGATTTACTTTAGGTTTCTTAAATAGTTTCGGTTTTTCAGTTTTAGTTTCTTCTTTAGTTTCTACTTCATCAGAAACTTCAACTGCCTTGTTTTCTTCATTTTCCATTTTCTTCCTCTTTGGTTGAGTGCCTTATGGATAAGGGTAGCTCACTTCCATAATTTGTGGGCTGATACTATGCTAACTCTTGACCACTATCTATTGCTTCCATTTCTGGAGTAATATCTTGTTCAGCATTAGAATCTTGAGCCATCATGCCTTGTGTTTGAGTTGCCGTATCAGGTGGCACATTAGTATTATCTGGCTCTTGACCAGACAAATCGGTTATAAAATTTTGCACTGCTAGTTTTTCATCTCCACCATATATCTTCATAGCATAAGCTGTAACAACTGATATTGGTAAAGATACTACATCTTCTTCGCTTGTAAACTGGTCTATTAGACCACTAGCTTCAGGTGCAATCTTCTTTAAAATAGCTGCATTACTTGGACCTAATAATCCATCTAATTGTGCTATTTCTGTTTCATTTAAATTCTGTATTCTTTCGTCTATATTGGGATCTTGTGTTCTTTCAGGTGCAGGTTTTTCTGTCATTGGTGCAGGTGCCTGTCCTTGAGTTTGTTGTGTTTGACCTTGACCTAGTCCTGACATATCAGGTGCATTAGGTAATTTTGGTGTTCCACCCATTAAACCTGTTGTAGTAACTTTTCCACTTTGATCAATTGCCATTAAGCTTGTCTCCAATTTTTAAGATTTAATTCATTGTATTGTTTATTACTAACAAACTTTCCAATTAACCAACATGTAGGTTCTCCTATACCTGCATATATTCTTCCAAGTAAATCAAATTTACTTTCACCTAATCTCCATGCTATATCATTAGCTCTATGTTGTGCAATATGTTTCCAAATTTTTCTATATAGTGGATATTTTTTCATATGTCTTACAGTTGGTATTGCCCAAAATAAATATCCTTTAACATGACTTTTAGTTAAAGTTTTAAATGTAAATCTTGTATCTCTTACCCAATCAACAGTAGACATTTCTCCTGTGCTATGTAATTCTGTACAAATGACTCTTCCCCCACCATTACCACCACCGTTTCCACCTTTATTATGAACAATATATTTATCTGCTACATATGAATTATCATTTGAAACATTAAAGTTATATAAAGGCATTTTAGGATCATTCATTTCTTTTGATTTAATATCTGTAATTTCAATTGGTTCATCTCCTGTTATAACTTTATCACCAATTTTTAATTCACCTTTTAATTGTTCATATAATTCTGTACCATCACGTTCTTTTGTTTTTTCTGGTTTAATTGATTTCCAACCTTCTTCAGTCATAAATGGGTGTTCTGATGTAAAGAAATAATGTTCAGTATTATTAAATGAATATAATTTTCTAGTATCTAGTAAAGTTGGATCTAATTTAATAACTGTATTATCTTCTTTATATCCTTTTACTTTATCCCCTACTATAATGTTTTCAATATTTTTAAGTGTACCATCAGCCATAGTAATTTTAGTACCTGCTATAAAACAACTACCCATTCCAGTTTGTCCTTGTGACTGATCTTTAGCTGCAACTTCTTGTTTAGATTTACTAACAGATTCTTTATAATCGTTTTGTTGGTTTTTCATTCTATTTGTATCGTCAATAAATTTTTGTGATACATTTTTTGTAGCAATAGTTTTTTCTCTTCTTGCAATTCTTTTAGCACCAGCTTTTGATAGATTACCAAACATTGATACTCTATTCATACCTGCATATAAATCTGTTGCAGGATTACCAGCTATTCTTTGTCCTGTAGAATCACCTGCTCTTACATTAAAATAACCTTTATCATGTTTATTTACAGGAGTTTCTTCAATTGATCCTAAAACTCTTCCTATTAAAGTATTATCTAGTACAAATCCTAATGCTTTAGATAAAACATTTGATGTACTCTTTACTGCTTTAAGTGCTGTTTTAGATACCTTTGCTTTTAATTCTGTAGTTTTTTGAGGTATTCCTGGTTTTTCATATTTAACACCTTTTTCACCTCTCATTATTGCATCTTGATATGGTGATTGTTTGTGTGGTCCTACCATTCCAGAAAATCTATTTAGATCTTTTTGTTGTGCTCTCTCAGCTAATACCTTGTCAACATTTACTCTACCAATTTGTTTTTTATCAGCAGGTATTGTATCTACTTTACCAATATTTTCATATCCTCTTTTATCAGCATCTTGTGCCCATGCAGGTATATTATCAGCTTTTTTTGTAGTTACTGTATCTGTAGATTTACCAAGATAAGCATCATCAGTAGTCATCTTTTGTCTAGCTTGTGCAAAAGTATCACCTGCTATCATAGGTTGACTAGTATCTAATGACTTATCTTTAGTCATCTCATACTTTTGTGTATATTGATCTGCACCACCACCTTGATAATAAAATGGTTGAACATTACCAAATGCTTCTTTAGTTTGAGTACTTGCTGTTTTAGTATCTTTAGTTGTAGTAGTTTTAGTAGCTTCTGTTTTTAATTCTGGTAAATTTAATTTACCAAATTTTTGAAATCCAACTGAATTAAGTACATACTTACCTTGGGCATCTTGTGAAAACTCGTAAGTTCCACCACCTGTTCTATTTGTATTCCAAGTTTTATTTGCCATTATTTATTTTCCTTACTGCGTTTTATTGCCTCTGGTAGGCTGAGTAGTTTGCGAACTAAAGCCAGCTTCCCCTGGCAGCGGAACAGAACCCGTTCCGATGTTGCCACCTCCAGCTCCTGTACTGTCTGTTGGCGAAGCTCCTGCAGGTACTCCTCCCATATTTGCCATTGGGCTTTGTTGTCCACTATTGCCTGTATCTTGTTTATTTCCATTTGCCATCCCCATTATATGTGCGTATATTGCTGCATTCTCTGGATCATTAATTAATTGATCTGGATCTATATCCAAAGATTTTGCAACTTCTTTTAAACATGTATGCCATTTAACAAACGGTGCTAATGAAGGATTAGATGCTGTTTGCATAAATGTCATTAATCTTTGTGATCTAACTTCTTTCTGCATTAGAGACGATGTCCCTTGTGCTTTAATATCTAAATCACCTTTTACTTCTGGTCTATCAATATTAAATTGCATATTCCAATGAAATAAAGCTTGTCCTAGGGGTTTAAGTAAATAGTCATCAATATTTTTAATAACTGTCTTAATACTAAGTGCTGCAGCACCCATAAGCATTGACATACCTGCTGCAGTTCTTGTAGTTGATTGTACTCCTGTCGTACCATGTGAGTATGAAGGAATACCTGTTGCCTCATCAGCTAATTGTCTAAACCGATCAAACAACATTAAATTCTCTTGTGATGTATTTGGAAACTTAACTCCATGAATAGCTTGACCTGGCTGTCCACTTTGTCTTCTAAATATTTTACCAGGAAATACTTTCATATCCTGACCTGGAACTAATAAAGTTTCATCTACATCAAATACTAAATTACCTGATAATGCCAAGTTATCAATTGCCATTCTTGCATGACCATTCATAACTTGTTGTGAGTCTTGCATATTTTCTGGAATACCTACTCCAAAAAATTGATATGGATTTAATTCATATGGGCATACCATATAAGGAATTCTTTTTGGTGTAAAAGGATTTTCAACTAATCTTAAAACTTTATTACCACATATCCATGCATTTACTGAGATCACATCTAATTCATCATCAAATTCAAAATCTAATTGTTTAGCTAAATCTTTTGTAATAAGTCCCCAGTATTCTAAAACTTCAAATCTATTTTTATAAATTTGTGTAACATTTTCTTTATCATATAAAGAAGATTCATATCCTCTTGTTTGATAATTAGGACCCATTTCCATACATTCACGAATAGCCCCAACTTTAAATAAAGGTTTTTTAGCTAATTCTGCAAACTGTTCTCTATTAAATGAATGTCTTTGAATAACATATTCGGCATCATTCATATTAGTTGCATTCGGATCTGAATAAAAATTCCAACACGAAACTGCTTCAATAGCTGGGAAAATTTTAGATTTTTCCATTGCAGCTAATGTACCTGTTTCAGGATCAGAATCATATACATGTTGAGTCTTACTTGTTGTAAATGGTCCTTTTAAAATTCCTGTACCAAGTAATGCCATTTCAAAAAAGACATGACGTAAAACTTTAATTGCTTCACTTTCTTCTAACTGATCATGAATTAATTTTTGCATTTTACCTGCTGCCATACTTGCAGGTTCTATTTGAGGCATAGATTTTAAATCTGCTGCTGGTCCTTCCTCAAATCCTAAATCTTTATAATTTTGTGCTAAATCTTTCATTAAAGACTCAGCAGTAGCTCCTTTAGGTAAATCACCCCCATCACCTGCAAAACCATATGGACTTTCCATATCCTGCCCATTAGGTTGTGCTTGCCCATTAGGTTGTGGTTGTTGTGGTGGTTGTCCTGGTTGATTTAATTTTGAAATATGTGCGTATTCATCAGTACCTTCAGGGACTGCTGTTGGTTGTATTCCAATTGGAAACTTACCACTAGAAAATAATACTTCTATAATTTGCCCAAAAGCAGCTAGTACTTTTGTTTTAGTAATCTTAACAAATACTTTAGATTTTTCACTTTCACGAAAAGCCATATCAGGACCATACAATCCTCTATAATTTCGATAAGCTTTAAGCCATCTCTTCTCATCATAGATTCTTGATGTTTCCGATTGTTGGAACTTCTCTCTTATAAATCCAACAAATGGATCTAGATTTTCGTCTTTTGTATCCATTTTATATATTTGATTTTATTTCTTGTTTATCTTTAGTAGTTTGCTTAAAAGATTTTAATTCTTCTCTTGTCAAAGAAGGATTACCACTTAGTGTTTTTGCTGTTTCTAAATCAAGTGTTGAAGATTTTTTTTCTCCAGGCATAACTTCTTGCCCAGGTAAATTAGTAACTTTGAATACAGGCTTTTCTTCTTTTTCTTTTTTAAATATATTAGAGTATTTATTAAATTGATTAAATTTACCATGCTCATTAATATATTTTTTTATAGCCATTATTTTTTAAATATACCTGTAGGTTTTTTTATTGTACCATCTAACACACCTTTAATTTCTGCATCTGTAGGTGGTGCTTTTTTATTAAATCCCGAACCAACTGTTTCTCTAATTTCTGATACATTTAAACCATGCTTTTTTCCATAGTTAATTAATTTAATATCATTAGCAGATAAATCAGCAACAAGTACTCGTTCAGCTTTTGCTTTTAAAGCTGCTTTATCATTACCATAGCTTTTATTTTTTTTACCATCTGATTCTGTTAGAGCCATAACTAATAGTCTCTTTGTTCAGCTTTCGTAAAAATAGATTTATCTACCTTTTCTTTTTTTCCTATTGAACCTGATTCTGATCCTAAATCACCTTGTTTAATTTTTTGATTAGGGTTCATGTTTAGTTTTTCATTAGGTCTTTTAGCAACATCAGCACCAAATTCACCTTGCTTAATTTTTCCTAAAATTGCATCACCTTTTGGATATCCTATTCCTTCTGGCATTTTTATCTCCTTGTTATTTATTAATTATTAATCTTTAGTAATCTTTTTGATCGGCTAATTTAAACAGTGAATCTTGTACATGCTCTTTACCTGATTTAGTTAAATACTCACCACTCTTTTCTAAATCTAAATAATTTTTAGAATTACCTTTACCAGGTGCATGTTTCTCAAAGTCAATAT